GACATGCCTTATCGCTCTTGCAACCTTTAAACCATACTCATCGCTCAGTTTTTCTATATCGCTAACTGCTTGAGATGGAAAATTTATAGAATGTTGTGATATCATATTTTATTTTTAATTATCTTAGATGAAAATCCTCTATTATTATACTTAGCTATATTTAAATTTAACGGTGGTTTTTCCACCTGGGGATTTGGTCTATATAAGTGTCTATTACAAGCCATTATTGCTAAACCAGTACTTATAGATGCATCATGCTTTGTTCTTTTATTTATATCAAATCTAGCCCAATCATTTAAGGTAGAATTAAAATACATTGTTCCATAAGTGCCATCTGATAATAAACCAACGTGATCATTGATGTACATCTCTATAGCTGCGGCATGCGCTTGTTTTATGTCTTCACTTGAGTTAGGTATTCCACCAACCTCTTTCTCTGCAACGGATAATTTATTCCAAATCTTATCTGGCCTGTTCATGCTAAATCCTCTATATCCTCTTCTTCTCAAATAGTACAACAACCTTGGTTTGTTATTCTCAGCAAGTAGTGGCATTCCGTAAAATACCAACGCCATAAGTATATCTTCGAAAAATATCTCAGCTGTTTGTGGTCTTGCTATATATTCTAAAAAGAATGTATTAGCTGGAGCGTCTTCCATGGAAAACTTAGTTAACCCATGTAAAGCTCCTTTTGATCCTCTCTTGTCAACTGTTCCAGATATATCATATGAATCACAACCAAAAGCGCCTATATGTTCATTACCTGGGTATTTAACACCGTTTTTTAATATAACATTATTTTGTAATTTTAATCCTGGAACCCAACTAATATTGAATCTACCATTAGGATCTGGGTTAAAAGTAACTTGAGTGTCTTTAACTCCATTTAACCATTGGAAATTACCGGGTGTTATTACAGATGAGTTTCTATTACCTTCATTATAATCTATTTGTTCGTATATCTTTACTAGATTGAATAAACTATTTTTAGTCTCATCTCTAAACGCATGTTCTTCTGTTCTAGGAAATTGACGATAAAATTCATTTAAAGCGTCTTGGTCATCTTTCAATCCTTCTGCTTCATTATTCCAATGATCTATAACACCTTGATCTATCTCTATTCCTTGTGGATCAAATGTTTGTTCTTTTGGATCACTGAATACAGGTTGTCCGAATTCATCAATGAATCCCTCGTAATTCCATTCCATAGGAATAAACAAAGAATATAATCCCGACTTAGTTTGTCCATTTCTATTTCTTTTTGTAACATCTGAATTATAATATAAGTTCTTAAAGTTATCTCCACCTTTATCTAATGCATTACTTGTAGAGCCCATCATGCATTTACCAACTATTCTACTACCTAATCGCAAGCAAGTTTTTGTAACCCTCCAATTATTTTTTATATTATCAGGTCTCTCCCACTTACCACTCTCATCATGTACTAATAAAGAAAGCTTTTCACCATCATAACTATTATCTCCAGTATTTTTCCAATCAATAGTTGTATCAAGACCTTTTATATCATCTATTTCTTCTCTCTCTCGTATTTTTCTACGAGTAAACTTTTTTGCTGGTACTCTATATGCTAGCTCAGATTTTGGACGATCCATACCATCTTGTATTGGTTTGAAGAAAAATGGATAGTTAATACTAATTGGCACCACTTTGTCCGTAAACATCTTCTTTGCATCAGCACCAGTTTTAGAGAGTATACCAAATCTACTATCACTAGCTAATGTAGCTTGGTGAACTGTTTCGGCTGAACTCATAAAGGAAAAACCAGATCTTCTGTTTTTCAGGTAGCACATGCCGTAGCATCTATTATCAGCCTTGCAAGCCTCCCAAAATATAAAGAATAATCTATTTGCCTCTCTAAAATCTGGAGCTCCAACATCAATCTTACTCCATTGTAGGTACATATAATGTGTGCCTGTTATGTAAGTTGGCTTACCATTATTCATGAACCAAAAACCTTCTTCTCTTCTTCTAAACTCTTCGTCTATGTATTCGTAATGACTTTGCTTAAAGTTATCTGGGTAATCTTGCCAATCAAAAACCGTTTTAATTCTTTTGAAAGCTGGATTAGAATTAAACTTAACCCATTTCTGTTCTTCTTTCTTTTTACTACAAGAATAAATTTCTTTTGGTGGTTTAGGTAAAGCTATTTGAAAACCTTGGATTTCAAGTATTTCACCAATTTGCCCGTTCTTACTAATAACAACAATATCATTTTCTTTATTATAACCATACTCCCATTTCTTAGACTTATTCAATCTTTTAATGGTATTTAATCTTATAGGTTCTACAACCTTATATAATGTTTGTTGATACATTATCTAGATCTTCCTTCAGCGAAACCTTGAAATTTAGTTTCTTTAGTTTCAGACGTTTTACCTTCTAGCATATTCTCTTCCTCGTGAATCCTATTTAATATTTCAAAAGCATCGAATATAGCTAACTTCTTAGTGGCTGCAGCATTCTTTAATCTATCCGCTGATATATCTTCGTCTGAATCTACTATTTCTTCTCTAGCAACTTTAATTAATTCTTCAACCGCCTTGTGCCCAGCTTGGATTATATTCTTCTTCGTTTCCTTGATATTCATATTTAATTGTAATAAATTTATTCATAACTCTATATAATCTTTCTCCATTTACAATAAACTCAAACTCGCTACCAGGCATAAAACCAACTAACTCATTTATGTTCACCTCACCATCCGTGTATTTTACTACACCGATTAAAGGTTGTTCACCGTTATTAACAAACTTATTGCTAGATTTTATGGGCTTAACAAAGCTATAACCGGGCATAGCCTTCCAGTCATCTTTTTTATATAAATATATTTGATCTTCTGATACAAAATATTTATCTTCTTTCCAATAAGATCTACTGTTTTTCTCTCTACCTTTCATATCATACCATCTTCTAAAAACATTATGATGTACTATTATCTCATCACCTACGTTTAAAGGTGATTGAAATAATAGTGGAGTAGCGATTACTTTTGCTTTTCTATTTATAAATTGATGATTGGATATTTCTGTATTTACAATTAGTTCTTTCTCACCAATCGCTTTAGAATTGTTGTATCTTTCACCTACTGGGGATATTATAAAATCTTTATAAGCTTTCATTAATACTCTAGATTATACTCTACAGATATAGCCATATTTTTGTTAAAGTCCTTCCAAGGTATAACAGTCTCATTTTTTCTTATGTAAATAGAATACTTGTCTTCTTCTTCTAATATATCACATATTTTATGACCACCATAAACCTCTTGATCAACAGCATAGTGCATTGAATCGTTTTTATAATCTTTACCTATAGTAATTTTTCTAATTATATTATTTTTCATCTTTCGGCCAGTTAATAGTTCCGTCATCTAGATTAACATCATATGTGCCGTACTCCTTAACTAGCGTATCTTGCATTGTCTTAATGCCCTGTTGAGCCTCATCAAGCTTATGAAGTGCTTGGTGTTTTTGAGCTTCTAATCTACCTATATTAAATTGTATTGCATTTATAGTGTTAACCACTTTTTGTAAATCAGTTAAATGATTATCTGATATTTTATCAACCTTAGCTTTAAGGTCAATAACTTTTTCTTTTTTTGCCATATTATTTTATTTAATTATTTTTAAGTATATTTATTTTGTAAATAGTTTTCAATACATTCAACTTCCTCTGCGTTTAACTTCCTGTTGAAAAACATGAATTCATAAAAGTATCCTTCAAAAACCTTTTCACTAACACCACTTCCAGTGTTACCAACAGTCTGTGAGCCTATACTAAGAAATCCTTTTGCCATAGAAAAACTCGACGATGAGGATATTGTGTCAGTATCAGCTGTTCCACCGTTTTTAGAAAAGCTAACACCGTCAGTACCGCTTCCAGAAATTAAACTAAATCTATTAATGTTAGTGTCAACGCTATCTGTCCCTAAAGTCATAGAGTCTGACTCACTGGTAGCCTCACTATTTATTCTAGCTTGGTATGAATCTGATCCGCCGGCTGTTATAGCACTTATACCAGTGTGCTGATGGTATATATATCCAACTTCACCCATTCCCGCAGGATCTCCGTATTTTCTTAATGAAAAATGAAAATGTGTATTTGAAGGATCTTCGTTAGCGTCTCTTGTTACCCAAAAACAAGAGAAGTCGTCTGTTGTTATAGTAGCGTTTGATGTTACATTACCATTGGGATTAGAACTACCATTAGACAAGAAACCTGTGTTAGTTGATGTATTCATATCCACACCATTCCCATAACCACCAGCTCTATCTCCAAATGATGCATCATTTCCGTTCATATAACTACTGGTGAATAACTTCCTACCGTCACTAAACAACCCATATGTAAGTCCATTTGCTGGATCAACCTTAAGTATGGGCCTTGCGTTTACGCTGCCTCCAGGAGAGGTTACTGGAGGCGTTTGACATAAAGTGCCATCTGAAGCCTTAAAAGTTCCATCAGCATCTTTATCACCCCAACTACCACCAGAAATCATAAACATCCCTATTCTATCAGAGCTTTGTGATTTATTTTGAATTCTTGCTATAACACCACCGTCTACAGCTTGACTTGTTCCACAGTAATTTTGAAAAACTGTATTGCCATCTGTAAAATCATACCAAGCAATTAAATCCTCTATGTTATTAGGATCATTACAAGGTTGAACAGCCGGTGAAGGGACATTGTCCCATATTAAACCTATAGGTATACCTAACGCCATTATACTCCGAAATAAGTTATTAATGAACCAGTCTTACCATTACCTATCTCAACACCTGTCCATCTACCGTAGATAGTAACGCCTCTTGGGAAAGTAATAGCATTTGTTAATACCGCTCCACCTTGACCCTGACTCATTGAATCATAAAAGTAAGCTTTGACATTATCTCCATCAGCTTCGTTAGCTGCAACAGCTGCTGTTATTCTTGGATTGTCTTTTTTTGCTAATGTTATGTTAGCTCCACTTACGCTCTTTACGATGTATGGATTATCTAAGTCTCTTGGACACATTACGGAATGTTCTACTATCATACCAACCTTAACATTGTCACTGGCTGCAGCTAATGTTATCACACCCGCGTCATTAGTGCCACCACCATTATGAGCGTCATCGTCAACGTGATTAGCCTCATCGTGAGCAGCAACATCCGTTCCTATCCACAAACTTTGTGATTGACCAGCTATATCAAGCACTGTATCAGAAGTTAAACCCCCAGCATTAGTACCTAATAATTCTAATTGCGTATCAGCTAAAAATGTTATAGCTACTATTACTAAATCTTTTGGTGGATATATAGGTGTGTTTGCTGTACTCGTGAATGCACTACCGTATTGTCCAAAACCGTATTCGGTTATATTACTTTTACCTGCCATTTTAATTAATTTTTATTTTGTTGTTCATTTTTCTTTGACGATCCCCCAAAGAAGAAATCGACAACCGTATTAACTTTCGCGCTCATTGCGCCAAATATTGTTGAGACAAAACTTATCTCAAATTCACCCATGTTTATATCTCCTAATACGAAGAATCTAAACATCATAAAACTTAAACCGAAGTACGCGACCGTGAATAACGTCGCAAGTATTTTCTGAATAAGCGCATCGTCTTTATACATATCACGTGCGCTCTTTCTGTCTTCGACTTCTTTATTGAAGGCTTCAGTTTCGGCTTCAAGTAGTAATCGTCTAAGTGCGAGCTTAGCTTCATCACGTTCTTTGTCTGTCGTAATAACTTTATCAAGTATTCCTTCTGCATTTTCTACTACTTTGCCGAATAAGCCGTTTACAAATTTTCCTATCATCGTTTATTATCTTTTATCATATCATCGATAGACTTATTCATTACCTTATCGGTGTATGATTTGTTATTAAAAAACACATTTGATTCTGAAGTAGGTATATCTTCTTCCCCTAAAAG